TACCCTTAATTGATTTGTGACTAAATAACATGAATGGTGACTCATATCCTTCTTCTACATCAAACCACTCATGCACTTTTTCTTTTAACACCATAGGAGCAAAAGGTCTAAACTCTTCTCTGTGTTTTACATTCTTATTTAATTTATCTTTCATACCTTTATTACGAGCATCTGCAAGTATACTTCTACTTCCTAAAGCTCTTGGACCTATTTCAGATCCACCTTCAAAATAAGCTACTATTTTACCATCTGATATATCTTTTGAAACTCTTTCTATAATATCATTATTTGATAATTTTTCATAAGTTAGTTTTGGTTTATTTATATTTAAATAATTCTTTATGGTTGATTCTATTTCTTGATCGTCATAAATTTTACCACCAGTAAAAGTATCTGATATTGTATATTTTACTTTTTTCTTATTTGTCATTTCTACACTCATTTCGCCCTTTTTATTTTTACGAATTTGCTCAGCAATAAAAATGGCTGCACCTATTGACAAACCATCATCACCCGGTGCTGGTGGTATGAAGAAGTTATAATCTGGAAAAGCTTTTTGTAATCTTCCATTAGCAACGCAATTCAAAATAGTTCCACCAGACAAACATATATTTTTTGTATTTCTTACATTAGACAAAATTTCTTTCATCATGTTAATCATTGAAGCTTCCAATATATGTTGTGTGTCTGCTGCAATATTTTTATTTACTTTTATTTTCCAATCTTTTTTATCTAACCAAGAAAGATCTGCAACTCCACCCTCTCCTTTAAGTTGAGGATAAAAAACTCTTCGTTCTGGTATGTTTGGCATACCATGTCTATACAATAATGAATTATATTGGTCTCCATGAAATAACTGACCAATTCTTTTTACAGTTGGCCACTCTAATCCTTCAACTATATTCTCATTTACTTTACCGTATGCTGACAAAGCCATGACCTTGCCAGCATCGGTAAGAGATGGGTAAAAACCTAAGTAATCACACATAGAACCATAAAAGCTACCTATATCAAAATCACCCCCTCTACGGATTGGACGATAAGACTTTAAATCGTCATTAAAATAATATACAGAGTGTGATGTTCCCATATTATCTGCAAAATCAACAGATAAACAAACCGCATCTCTAAAAGGAGACAAGTAATACGATGTTGCGCAATGTGAAAAATGATGATCAACAAAGAAGACAGGAATATTTTGTTCTCCTATTTGCATTTCATAAACACCTTGTGCTACCATATTAGTGTTTTGATGAAAATTAAACCAATCCTCTTCTGTATATTCAACCCCATTAGCATCAACAATAGAAAAATCTTCTTTTGTTTTATCCCAAAGATCCGTTCCTTCTAAATCTCTATCCCAAAACCAATTTGTTATAACTGCACAATCAACATCCTTTAATTTAATTCCTTCTTTATCCAAAATGTATTTAATTGTTTTTTTATTTACTCCGCGTTCCTTCTTGTTTCTGGTCAATCTTTCGGTTGCAATATATCCAACCATCTTTCTATTTTTAACAAGAGAAACACTGCCATCATGGCCACAATTTAAACCTAATACATAAGAATTTTTCATTATAACATCACCGTATTTTCTTTTTTATCTTTTTTAATTATATCTTCTAAGTTATTCATCTCTTTAATAACTTGCTGAACTGTTATTGATTTCATGCAGCTATAAGAAGGGCAAACCCATAGTTTTCCATTTCTATCTTGATCAAACATATTGGGTCTCCAACAACCTAAATCATCTTGATCACATGAGTTCTTATTCCATATATTAATATTGTGTTTCCATCCCCAAACATAAGGTGAAACACTACCCCACAAAACAACACCTCTTCTTTTTATAGAAGGAAATAATGCTGCTGCCAGATGTGGTAGGTAGTTATCAATACTTAAAAACATTCTGCATTTTGGAGATTGTAATATTTGCAATACTGGATTTAAATTATCTACTTTTAATGATGTTATACCGGGTATCTCTGGATTATATTCGTTTGCAAAAACTTGAACAAAAGAATATCTATCTTTTAATTTAGCTGCTAACTCACCCCATTGCTGAAGTGACCATACCTTATGTGTTCTATAGTTTATACCAGACATTAACTCATGTGGATTTCTATCAACTCCTAAATGAACTAATACTATAGGTTTTTTATTTTGATTAATAAAACTATTAACTTTATTATTGCTCCCACTAATCTTCAGCATTGGGTGGCCACCATCATATTCTAGTGGGCTAGCCATAGACTTAGAGTATAAGTTACATATAAAAGATTTAGGATTATCCTTATATCTATGCTGAGTGATTAGTTTGGTTAAACTAAAACCATATTCTATAGAATAAACTCTATCAATATTGTTTTTTATAAGTTTAGGTATTATATTTTCATCACGATTAAAAAATTGATTTTGTGCTCGCCAGCTATCTAAGTATATACCATGTTCAAAACCATTTTCTATAGGTATAACACCCGGATCATGTGGCCATTGAGATGGAGATTCTGGAACTTGAACTCCATATACATTCTGTCCAGACATTGCAGAAGAAACCATGTGACCTATTATACTATTATCTATTACTAGTATAGGATATGTATTTCTTTCCTGTTTTCTTATTCTTATAAGAGATCTTATAAAGCATGTTTGTATTATTCTAGCTCCCATACCTCCAGCTAGTATTAATATATATACTTTATCTTTTTCAGTTATTTGTATTTGTTTATTCTGGTTCATAAACTTATTAATATATAGTATATTATTTATTTTATTTTGTTTTAACTAGGTTGCTCTTAATATATATTAATAAATTAATTTTACTTTATAAACTTTATTTTCATTTAACCACCAAGTGCTTCTACTCTAGCTTCTAATGCTTCTATTTTAGCTATTGCTTCTTGTAATGCTGCTGTTAATAATGGAACCAACTTGCTCTGGTCTATGCCTTGATACTGCGGATTGCCCTCATCGTCCACTGCGTCTTTCGCGCCAGTAATAGCCTCTGGCACAATGTCAGACACCTCATGTGCCACAAATCCATCCACTGTGCGGTCAGCATTTACAATGAAATTGAAACGTGAAGGTTTGAGCGATTTGATGCGCGTGATTCCGTCTGTGATGCCTACGACATTTTCCTTGAGGCGATAATCGGAACTTGTGACGTAGGAAGTGCTTGTCGTGCCAACATCTATATATCCCACGGGTGTATATGTTGATCCGTTATACGAATAAAAATAACCCGCATAGTAATTATGCGCTGCTGAACTCGCTGTGGCAAATGCAACATTACCAGATGCCATGCCAGTTGTAATAAATGCATTCCGGCCGGTAATCTGGGTTACCTCAACAGTGCCGTTGGTCAAATTGCCCGGAATACCAGTCGTGCTTGTTTTATTAATTAATATTGCTCCGCCATTGGGGTTTAAGAGTAAATCATTATAACCAGTTCCATTGATACCTGATTGCAGAAATGCTTTGTCGGTAGAAGTATCAAAACCAATATTTAACCGCTTGTTTGTATTCGATGCGCCGGATATAACTATTTGCCCTGCAACTTGATTATACGCGCCTCCAGTGACATCTCCCTGCACGTGCAATTTCAACAATGGATTATCAGAGCCGATGCCAACTTTACCATCATTAGTTATTCTCATTCTTTCAACTCGGTTTGGGCCAACGGCAAAATTTAAAAAACCTTCTTCGGAGCCAGCAGTTGCCACTTCTATACCACCACCTATAAAACCATATTCTATATCGTTAGTTACAGCCGCACTATTTCCGTGACTAAAACGAACACCAACAGAAGAATCAATTGCATTATCTTGTCTTTTTAAATCTAATATACCGAAATTACCCCCATTTGTAGATGGAGTTATAATAGTTGTAACTGTCGCGTTACCCTCACCCAAAACTGATAACCTTCTGCCCGGCGAATCCGTGCCGATGCCGAGCGAGTATGTTGAATAATCCCAATACATACCCGCCCCAGTTGCGCCTATAAACTGTATGTCGCCATTCTTACATATCCGTGTGCGTTCTTTCATAGTGCTACCGTCATCTGTGTAAAACCGAATCTCACCACCTCTGGCTCCAGTAGCGGCCTGAGTTAAATATATTCTGGCCTGTTGTGTTTTTGTTCCGCCACCATCTGAAAACCCCTTGATCTGTAATCCTGCACTTGTTACGTCTAATTTTTGGTAGCCGTGGAGCTGGCCATCTGTCTGTAGGTAGACATCTCCAGATGATGCAGTTACTGCCAGACCCTCAGTAGAGGCACCCGCAGCTACTTCAAGTTTATATGATGGCGCGCCCGTGCCAATGCCAATAAAACCGCTACAAGTTATAGTCATTCTGTCAATTGTGCAATAATTTGTATCATAACAAGTTGTATAAAACCTTATATCACCATAAAATGGGCCTCCACCAATATTTGGGTTAACAGAATATATTCCAACACCTAATCCAATAGATATTATACCTCTCAAATTATTTGTTTGGACTGGTGGAGAACTAGATGTAAATGGCCTACAAACTATCAGATCTGGTTTACATTCTTTTGGTGTAGGAATGCTAGTGCTTAACACACCCACTGATGTATGACCGGGGTAACTATTAAAATCACCCTGAGAAGCAGTTTCTCCATGCACGGTTAATCTTCCAAAATCTGTATCCGCAGGCAATGTTCCTGTAACTTTACCATAATGTGTTCCAATACCAACATCACCATTAGGCATTCCAGCTATTATAGCATCAGAACCATACATACCCAAAAACAAATAATTAGCACTACTATTGTCTCCACAATATTTTAACCCAATATATGCTGCATTACATGAGGCTAATTCTCTACCTACCATATTTACAATTTGACTATTTGCGGCTTGAGATGGAGCTAATGCACTAGCAGGATAATTCCATTGACCTGCACCTAAATCACTATTAGAACAAAATAAAGAAGCTGGTATACTATTTTTTCCACAACCAATTAATATGTTTTGACATTTTGAATTAAGAGCATTATTACCTGCTCCAAAACCACCATTAGTTTGATATTCTCCTGCAACAAAAAATCTTTTTATACCATTAAACTCCACATCAAACCTTCCATATGCTCCACCATTTCTATTTAAACAAAATATAATATCGTCATTAGTTCCCGCACCCGGACCAAGAAAACAATGCTTGTGATTGTTAGCGCTGTCATTTGTAGATGTTATAAGAAGTGATGGACTATCTCCATTAGCGGTGCTTGACAAACCAACACCTATTTTTGTATAACAATTTCTTTCAAATACTTGTGCCATTTTTTATATCCTTTTTATTACATTTAAGTTGGGATAAGGTCTTACTCCAACACCATCAGTAAAACATAATCTTATATATTGAGGAGTTGCTGTGAGAGCTATTGAATCCGTAACATTTGTTCCATCCGTCCAATAAACTTCTATATAATCCGCGGGTGATAAGCTAGATCCGCTTGCAAAATTATCTCTTGGTGGTGGAGATATCATTTGTGCGTATATGAAATTACTTAACTGTCCAGACCAACCGGTTCCATTATATATTTGAAAGTGAAAAGGATCTTTATACACAGTGCTTCCAGCGTCATTAGGGTTGGCAGTAGCGTATACATCCAATATACTAAAATCAGTATTACAAAGATCTATATCAATATAGTGGTTAGTGGTATTTGAAGAACAAGAACAAGTAAATAAATTCCAGTCTTTATCTATTTTTACCTCTGATTGAGTTATAGTAACAGCGTCAGTAAAAGCCACAGCTGTATCAGCAGTTGCCGAACTTGCAACTTTGAAATAATGTTGACCATACTGTTGAACATAAGACGATGGCCTATAGTCAATTGTTGAAGAATTAACAACGGCCTTAAATGTTGCTTGACCATCTGGGTATGCGTTATAATGCAGACCAGTGACAAAGTTTGAGCTACCAGTTTCAGATTTTGGTCCAGTAGCATATAATAAACCACCAATACGAATAGTTGATGTATCTACTTGAACATCATCTGGAATTTGACCAATACCAAGTCTACCATTATTATCTATTCTTACTTTCTCACTTCCATCAGTAAGGAAAGTTATAACATTTGTTCCATTACCATTTCCAGCGTTTATTTCAAAATCGTGGTTTGTTATAGTTCCTATTCTACCATTATCCGCACCACTACTGGGGGTTTGTAATTCTACCATTCTTCCTTGCTGATCTTCTAATCTTAACTTAGCAATGCCAAAGTTATCTCTAGACGTTGATTTTACATGAAGAACGGTTTGCGGAGCGTTAGTGCCTATGCCGACATTGCCTAAATTAATTGTTGGGCCACCATCACTATTAATATTTGTTTTTCTTACTATAATATTAGAAACACAAGTAGGTATTGTGCCAGCTGAGTAATTAACTAATAAGTGTGGTTCTATATATCTTACTGGACCTCCATCACTACCGTTAAAGGGTGTGTGTGATGTGGGTAGTGTTAAGGTTCCAGAGTATTTATGCCAAACACCATCTGTAGGTATTGCTTCTGCGGATACAAAATATATAATACCAGCGTTTGTTGAAATAGGATTGCAATCTTTGTCTTCTCTAACAACACCAAAGTAAAGATCACCAGCTGTTCCTGTAGCACCACTAGCTCTCTTAACCCAAACTTCACCATAAACACTTTCTCCAGCACAAACCGGTATCTTACCTCCACACAAAGTAAGATTACCATCTGTTGCAAAATACTCAGCATATGGTGCATCACTTTCATTTGTGTTTCCATAAGTTACATTTGCTGAATTAGAACTTGAGTATTCCAAAACTTCTGGTCTAATATTGCCATCAGCTAACTCTGGATATAAAGAAAAGTTATAATTACTGCTGTAAGATTTGTTTATGTAAGTGTTTCTTGATAATAAATTTTCACCATATATGGTTCCACTAACATCTAATTTATAAACTGGTTGTGTGTTATTAGCGCCTATACCAACATTACCAGATGTATCAATAGCTAATCTGGTTACTGCAGCGGTTGTGTCCCATATTTCAAAATTATCACTTCTTGCACCCACAGTTTGTATCTGCCACTGTTGTGCATCATTTTTTACAGCAATCCACGGATTAACATCTGCGCGACCGTCTTCCATCAAAATACCACCCGATGCCCCAGTGAAACTTGTAGTATCAACATGAAGACCAGCGTCAGCATCGGGAGTGGTTCCAATTCCTACCCTACTATCGCTAGTTATTCTCATTTTCTCTGCAGACGATAAACCAAACCTCATATCACCAGATATTAACTGAACCCAATTAGTTGTATCTTGTAAATAAAGTGTTGATGTTGTTCCTGTAGATAAAAGTAAGTCGCCTGCAAAATCTGCTTTCAATAATGCTTGTGATGCTGGAGCTTCTGTTCCCACAGCAAGCGTTCCACTTGATGTTATTCTCATTCTTTCACTAAAATCAGAACCATTACAAGTATAAAATCTTATTGGACCAACTGCAAGGTTTTCTATATATGTGCAGGTATTAGCTTGACCAAAAACACCAACATCTGTTGAACTATCATTATCTTTAACATATATAGCACCACCACTAGGCCCATTAACAACCAACGCTCTACTAAAACTTGAGTGATCAGTGATGTTATTTGTTCCAACACCAATATTGCCATCACTATTTATTCTCATCATTTCCGCACGTGTATTGCCATCATCAGCTCCAAAAACTAATGAAGCAAAACGATTACCACTACCTTCAGTAATACTACCTATATAAGATATTCTATTTTGACTATTACCAGTTAGATTAAACTGTAAACCAGCAAATGTTCCGCCAGAAACATGATCACAATTATTGACCATAACTTGTGCAAAATTTGCAATAGATGGGGTAACATTAGCATATGCTGTTGAAGTGTCATTTACTATAGTAACCTTAGCCGCATATGGCGCCGATGTTCCAATCGCTATACCGCCAGCTGTATAGTATATATCGTTCACATTAGATGTCCAAAAACCATTAGCTCCACCATAAACAGATCCATTAAGAGTTAAATTACCAGTAAAGTTTATGTTACCTGTAACATCTAAGGTGTATGATGGGTTTTCATTGGCTATACCAACTAAACCAG